GCCTTTGTGTGTAGTGGTGGGTATTTAGTTTTATGAATCAAAATCATATTGGAATATCATTTCTCAATGGTCAACACAACCGTGGATGCGTTGTAGTAAAAGACAATAATGGTGTTGTATTGCAGGTCTTGCGATATGAAGAAGGCAAAGTAAAATCAGCAACAATTACACTAGACTTACAGCAACAAATAGCACTGCGTGATTATTTGATTAATTCTGTGTTTATGCAAGCAACTGAAACAAATGAAAACGAATAACGGTTACGACCTTTCTCGGAAGTGGTTTGATTTTGCCTTTGAGCATTCAGAGGTAAAGTGCCAGCACACTGCTTTGTTCATGTGGATCATTGAACTAAATAATCGTTTAGGATGGAAAGAGCAGTTTGGATTGCCTACCTATGCCACTATGGAAGGTCTGCACATTGGAAACAAGAGAACCTATCTTGCAGCACTTGATGATTTATGCAAGTGGGGATTCATTGAAATAATCAAAGAATCTAAGAACCAATATAGCAGTACTTTAATAGCAATATGCCGTAGCAAAAAAGCCACAGCACTGCACACGGCATTGGATACGGCATTGATACAGCATAGCAACGGCATTGATATCAGCATTGACACCACCACTGCCCCTATAGATAAACAAAGAAACCAAGAAACAAAGAAACCAAGAAACAATAGAGTGGTGTTTACACCACCATCAGAAAATGATATTTATAATTTTATGGGTGAGTTGAATACAAAAGGTCAAAACTTCCTGAATGAAGTCCAGTTAGTTAATTTCGCTCGCACCTTTATGGATCACTATCAGGCCAACGGATGGATAGTTGGTAAAGTTCCGATGAAGGATTGGCAAAGCACAGTGCGCAACTGGATGCGCAAAGAATGGGATAAAGTAAAAAATCAAAAACCAAAAAACGTAATTCAAAATGAACGAGAAAAACGCGCTAGTGAACTTGAGCAGTTCCGCAAACAGTACAGAAGTGAAATTGCACGAGATTTTGGCTACGAAGACATCACCGACGTTAGCGGAAATTCGTAAAGACAAAAGCCAGCAAGCCACTGTCAACATCATGGTGGCAATGATGGACGCATGTCAGCAATACTTTAACCTTCAACAACCAATGAATGCACAACAACTTGCACTTACAGCAGAATTAATCCTTGAGGATTATTACTACCTGCGAGTGGATGAGCTGCAAGTTTGTTTTCGTATGGCAATGAAGGGTGAGTTCGGCCCTTTGTACAATCGCATTGATGGGCAGGTGTTCTTTGAGTGGATCAAAAAGTTTATGTCAAAGAGACAAGCCATTAGTGAGCGTATAAACATCGATAAGCAAAGCAACAACAACATATACGAACTGTTCAACCACCCAAAGATGACCGAAGCCATGCAAGATGTCGTAACAAAAATGGATGCTAAAATGTTACAGACACCGGCACAAGAGCCAACACGTGAACAGCCTTCACAACTTGAGATAGCATTGATGCGTGAGTATGATGCGTTGCCACAATGGGACAACGACATGCGATTCAGAGTGTACAAGAACAAGCCTTACCAGTTCACAGAGTTCCGCATGGAGCGTTACCGCGAATTGATTGAACAACAAAACGAATACTGAGATGGTCGAAAGAGTTAAAGAAATATATGACATTACTAAAGGCGAAATTGCTAATGGAGCTGACATATATGAATACAATGAAATTCTGTATGGCCTAATTCAACAGGAAGATTATGAGGCATGCGAAGGAATAAGATTGGCTGTTGCAGAATTTGGTTTGCAATTAATTGTACCAACTACTGATGATGAGTTAGATGCATTGTATGAGCAACGAATTCAAAATATGAAAGCATGAAAGAATACGACATTGCAAAAGAGAACGTACTACTGCGTAAATTATTTATCTTAGCGGCTAAACGAAGTATGCGGCCAAGCATGACGGATAACAAAATCATGTGGCTGCTACTTGAGGAACTTTACCTGCTAACTGAGAATGACATCTACAAGCTATGACTATTGGTGAATTGTGGGATAAGCTTGCGCAGTATCCTGATGATGTAGAAGTGTACATTGGTTTTATCAATGGTCACAGCATCGACCACGAATTTTTCGAAGTTGTAGAGACCTGCGATATTACCGGCAAGACCACGATAAGCCTGATGTTAGATGATATAGGAATTATAAACAATTAAATACACAATTCAATGAGTAACTATCAAATGCAAGAGGGACAGTTCACCCTATTCAAGAACAACAAGACAACTAACAACGCACCTGAATACACGGGTGAAATCATGGTGAATGGAAAGAAGATGCGCCTAGCCGCGTGGGTGAAGGAAGGCAAGAGCGGTAAGTTCTTTTCAGGTAAGATGAGTGAGCCACTCGTGAAGCGTGAAGAAGTAGACGATGCACAGGGCACTGGCGATTTGCCTTTCTAAAGAAAATTATTAAATAGTAATTAAATAAATATGAATCAAGCAGAATTAACACCAGTAGAACGTCCAGGCAACCACTATTTCCTGCAAGAGTACAAAATTGAAATTGAATTTTGTTCACGCGGATGTGTAGTCAGAGTGGGATGCAAGTCAATCCCATTTGAAAGCGCTGAAGAGGCGATGGCCAAAATCAACGAGTATGTCAAAAATCCATACGAAATGCAGCAATATTGGAGAGAACTTCTTGACCCGCCTCATAAGAGCGAGCTTACAAAGACTGAGTCCTGACTACAAAAGATTATGATTGAGTATCTACCGAAACAGAATGAAGCACTACGCGTGTTGGGTAATTCACACCCAGCGCGTGTGGTGCTATTCGGTGGTGCAGCGGGCGGCTCAAAATCTTTTATCGGTTGTGCATGGCAGATAAGCCGCAGGTTTAAGTATCCCGGCACGCGAGGGCTAATCGGTCGCAGCAAACTTGACACGCTAAAAAAAACCACGCTCAAGACATTCTTTGAGGTAGCACAGATGTTTGGGCTTGCACCAAATGAACACTACACAATCAACAATCAGACGCACGTCATCACGTTTGCGAATGGTAGTGAGATTATTCTAAAAGACTTATTTGCTTATCCATCAGATCCCGAGTACCATGCATTAGGCGGGCTTGAGTTGACAGACTGTTACGTAGACGAGTGCGCACAGGTTAGCAAGCGTGCCATTGATATTCTGCAAAGCCGCATGCGTTTTAAATTGAATCAATATGACCTCAAACCAAAGATGCTGCTCACATGCAATCCTTCAAAAGGATGGTTGTATAACGAGTTCTATGCCCCATACAAGGCGCAAAACTTACCGCCGCATCTTGCGTTCATACAATCATTGCCAAATGACAATCCCCATCTACCCGAATCGTACATTGAAACGCTGCGCATGCTGCCTGAAGTGGACAGGCGAAGGCTACTGGATGGAGATTGGGAGTATGATGAATCCATAGACAACCTTTATCAATACGATGACCTGGTACGCTGCTTCCGAGATGAGGAAAGCAAAGGTGAAAAGTATATCAGTGCCGACATCGCACGTCTTGGAAAAGACCGCACAGTAATTTGCGTGTGGCATGGCTTGCACCTTATCGAGATTCACGAGCTGCGTAAACAACCAATCACAACTGTTGTCACAAATATTCGAGAACTTGTGACAAAGCATAGCATCCGATTAGCGAACGTGATATGCGATGAAGATGGTGTAGGTGGTGGTGTAGTTGATACTTTAAAGTGTAGAGGTTTCTTAAACGGCGGCAGGGCTAAACAACCAGACCGATACGTGAATCAGAAAGCGGAATGCTATTTTAAGTTAGCAGAACTTATCGAGCAAAACAAAGTAGTGTTCAAAGTTGATCGCTACCGGGATGTGATAGTTCAAGAACTAGACATGATACGCCGCCGCACTCCCGAAGCCGACGGCAAGTTAGCCGTAATCAGTAAAGACGAGATAGCCCGCATGCACGGCAAGAGTCCTGACTACGCAGATGCAATCATGATGCGCATGTACTTTGAACTATTCCCAAACTACGGCAGCTATTCGTGGGCATGATGTACCCTAATGGGTATTAAAAGTGACAAAACACCCACATCTATACCCTTATAGGGATAAATTGTCCATATCAATTTTAACAATTTTTAACAGTGTGTGAGTAAGAACTTACACTAGCTTTGCCCTATCAATTTAAAATCAAAAGCAATATGAAAAACACTTCTACTATCCTTCGCTACGTTATCGGAGCACTAATCGTTTTTGCAATTCTTAACTATTGCCAAGAGTTAAACGATTGCCTGATGCGCTACTAATCATTATCTTCGTAAAATCAAAATCAATTTAATCTATGAGTTTCCACAAAGACAACTTGGAAGCGTTGCAAAAGTTCCAACAGCTTCTAAACGCCGAGCCCGATGCGGCAGGTGTAGAATTAACCCCAGACAAAAAAGCGTCTACGCTGGTCATTAGCCACATCGAAATGACGCTAGATGAAATCTACTTTGGTCATTGGCGTACTGAAAATTTTAAGTGGTCTACGATTGCGAATGAAGTACAGGCATCCCTAGAACTCGTGGTTATTCACCCAATTTCTGGATATGAATTAAGGAGAACTGGTGCTGCGTCTGTGGTCATCATGGTAGATAAAGTGCCCGATGATTTGCGCAATGATCCACAGGCTCGCAATGAGTGGGCACTTAATCCATCAAACAAGAAAGCCAACGCAATGGACTTGGCATTTGGTAAACTCAAGACTGAGTGTCTCAAGAACGCTGCGCAAAGTTTGGGCAAAGTGTTTGGCCGTGACCTTAACCGTAAGAACAAGGACGCATATAAACCATTCAAGTTGAAGGGCAGTCTAGGACAAGGCCATGACCAAGACGTGAAGTATGTGCGCGAGCTTATCCAGCAAGCGACTGAACTCGCACAGCTAAGCAAGATTAGCAAGTCATGCAGTGGTGATGTGCTATCGGAGGTCGGTGATGAACTTGAGGCAAAGCGTCAGATGATTCTGATGAATCAAGACAGGGGGCAATTCATTGCATCCATCTAAATGTTAAAATTTGTGGCAGTTGTCAAGGATTACTTGATAGCTGCTACATTTGACTATCAATTTAAAAACACAATGGAACAAACACTATTTAGAGCGTCACAACTAGGTAAGTTGATGACCGATGCAAGGACTAAGACAGGTCTAAGCGAAACAACCAAGAGCGCACTGCTTGAGATTTACGTAGCAAACAAATACAGCCGCTACAAAGAGATGTCAAACAAGTTTATCGAGAAAGGTCTAGCTGTTGAGAATGATGCGATAGACATGTGGCGCAGACACCGTGGCGAGATTGTATTCAAAAACGAACAGATGTTTGCAAATGACTTTATCAAAGGCACACCTGACCTTCTAATCAAAGATGATGAGACAGACCTAGTGGTAAACGTGCCCGACATCAAATCATCATGGGACATTCACACTTTCTTTGATGCTATGAAGAATGACATTAGCAAAGATTACTATTGGCAAGGCCAAGCCTACTGCTGGTTGACAGGCGCACCGCGTGCCACATTCTGTTACGTGTTAGTGAACGCACCACTGCAAATGATTAATGATGAGAAGTACAGACTTGCACGCCGCATGAATTTGATTGACGCACAGTCAGACCCTACCTTTGTCAAGAAAGCACAGCGCATTGAAAAGAATATGATCTATGACATGGGCAGGTTCTTAGATGACTATCCAGACGCAGACTTGGAAACAACGGAGTGGACATACGACATCCCGGTGCAAGAGCGCATACATGAGAAAGTTGTAGAGTTTGATACAGACGCAATCGCAAAGCTTCAGGAGCGTGTACCTATGTGGCGTGAATACCTTAATAGCGAGGTTAGGGGATTAAAAGCACAATCGCTCAATTTTAGTACAAAACTTAATAAATAGAACAAATGAACAATTCAGAACAAAACCCCCAATCTTGCCAAACCGATGTTAGTGGCACTTTTAGGTCAAAGCCCATTTGGACGGATTACTATTTAAACAGATTTAAGTGGTATCGAAAATGGAGGAAATGCACTTGGTATAAACACCAATTTACTAATGATGCTTTGGATTTGTCAATTACTTTCACAGGAACTTGGTGGGCTTTGTATGGTAAGATAAATAGATATTCAGATGTTGTTGATACGGAGGTTTGGTAGTATTGCCACTAACGGTTTCGGGCTTTGCGTTCGTTGGGGATTTCCAGCACTAAAGCTCATTTGAAAAACTAAATTTAATGATATGACAAAAGTAAAATTGAAACCGAAAAGCCCCAATGACGCAAAACCCGTGTTATCGGCTGCTGATGTGCGATGGCTTCCACGCTATTCATCAACTATGGAAGATGATGATATGGGTAGATGGGCAAGAGTTGCATACGCAGGAAAGTTTGATAATATGGGATTTTGGAGAGGTAAAGTTTGCCGTTGGGAAATTGCTTGGGTTAAAAAATTGGATATAAAAGGAGAGTTAAAATTTACAATTAGCTACTTATATCCATCAAACGGCAAACACTTATTTGATAACTTGGAAGATGCTCAAAATGAAGTAGATAAAACTTTCCGATGGTTTATGAAGATGTGCGGTGGGAAAATCAGTTGCCGATAACGTTTTGCAGCTATACGCAGTTGCGTGTCGGCTTTGTGCGGTGGGAAAATTGCGTATAGGTGCTGTTAGCTGCTGTTTTTTATTTGATAATCAGCACTTTAGAAAGTATTTTGAAAATATCTTTGAAATAGTTTGCAAATTCAAATAAAGGTTGTATATTTGTACTCGATAAGCAATTAAGCATATCACTAAAAACAAAGAAAATGAAAGTATTAGATTTAATTCGCTACATAGCACAGCACCCAGAATACAAAATTATTGTGATTAAGGATGAAGATGATATGACACCATTAACAGCCATAAATTACTTAGCCAGTATTGACCCATCGCATTACGATAGTATGTTTTTTCATATCAACGGAACTTTAGAAAAAAACTGCTTAAATGTATGGTAAAGAAAAAAGAAACAAGGGGAGGCACTCGGCAAGGTTCGGGTGCTAAACCTAAATACTCTGAGCAAACTAAAACGGTTGCTTTTCGATGTCCATTGTCAAAAGTTGATGAACTGAAATTGGTTGTCAAGTCCAAACTTTCGGAGTGGTCGGTAAAATAGCAGCTAACTAATCAATAAGCGAAACAAAACATACAAAGGAGGTGAGCAATGACGCCAAAAGAAAAAGCAAAAGAGTTGTGTGATAAAATTCATCTTGTACTACCATCTTATGCCGATGAAGGTCAACAAGAACATAAATCAACTAAAGAATGTGCTTTGATAGCAGTAGATGAGATACTCAATGCGTTAAGTTACAAGATAAGTTCAAATTTTGAAGAAATACAATACTACGTTGAAGTAAAACAAGAAATAGAAAAGCTATGAGTAAACAAACAGCGGTTGAGTGGTTGGCTGAACAAATGCAACATCCCGAATTGCACAACCCATACATTGAGCAAGCATTAGCAATGGAGCGTGAGCAGATTGAAGATGCTTATAGGATTAATCCAAACAATGAAATTTGGAGCAATTCAGGTATTGATTACTACAACGAAACATACAAAGGAGGTGAGCAATGACAACCGACCAACTCAAAGACCATGTGCGCAACAGCATGCAGCACTACTACAACAAAGAGCAAGTAATAGAACTAATCAATAAACTCAAAGATGAAAGCAAAAGAAAAGGCATGGCAACTGTACTCGAACTATTTTGACATCATCGAGAATGGCAAGCAGGAAGGCAGTCTAATTGAGGTGCACAACAAAGCAATCAACGCTGCCCTGTACGCCGTAGATGAAGCCCTAATGAATGCACCAACGGATATAGTGAATGATTTTGAAGGTACTGGTGAATACTACTCCGTGAAGGCATACTATAACCACGTGAAGAATGAACTCCTAAAACTTAGCAAGCATGACCCGCAAAGAACTCAGCCAGTTCAGCCGTGACGAACTACGCATGCTCCGGCATCGGTTCCTAGCTGAACAACCAATCAATCCCGCACGTGATTACAAACTTGGCAGAATCATTAAAAGAATCAACGATGAAATCTACATCAAGGCAAAGAGTGTATGCTGCAAAAATTAGGAACGTGTTGAACCTGATGATACAAATGCAGACACGCCCGATGCACGTACACGTAATCTCAAAAGAGTTGCAGGTAACAGAGCGCACAGCTTATCGCTACCTTGCAATGTTTAACGAACTAGGTTTTAAACTAAACCGCACCACATACGGTGCATATACAATTATCCAAAATGATAGCAGCAATAATAGTATCAGTACCCCTGTGGGTAATCGCACTCGCCCTGCGAGACGTATCAACCAAAATCCAAAAGCAGAATGACAACAGAAGCTAAAAAAGAAACCGCTCTGCGCCGTTTGCACATAACCTTGAGACGTAAGTTCAAAGGCCAAGCCATACGCATGACGTGGGCAGAGATGGAAGGACTACTTAACGCCGCGCAAACTATTGAGATGAATCATATCATCAATGCCTACAATGACGGCTACACAGATTGCAAAGCAGGATTACCAAACAGAAGTAAAATAGAATCAGATGAAAGCAACACTAACCTTTAACCTAACAGATGACCAGCACTCTTTCGATTGTGCGATCAACGGCAAAAAGTATTACGATATTCTTGATGAAGTAAGGCAGCACTTGCGCTCACTTGAAAAGTACCAAGACCTAACCGAAGAGCAGTACGAGATTATTGTTAAGGTGCGCGAATGGTTGCACGAACAATTACTTGATTCCGGGATAGCGGATAAGTTTTAGTTACAGTTCTATGAATTATTGTGACACTTTGCGATATCCATGCTTCCAAAGAAACCTGCCCAGTGCCTCGCCTTCAGCATCCACCTTTTCTTCACTCCATTCAGGTTGGATGTGATGCAGGTACTCATGAATTAAAACAATCAGATAGCGCATCGGTGGTAACGTAGGGTCAATCTCTATCACGTTATCACAATACAATCCATCGGCTTTCTCACGACCAAGTTTGCGATGTATAACCTTTGGATGTTGTTTGCGCTTCATTTGTTTTACCTTTGACGAATCTTATGTGTATTTGTTGCATATGATTAGATTGATGCAATTAGCCCCCTAACGTGGGGGCTTTTTGTTATCTAATCTTTCCGTTCACTATTCGATAGTTGCTCACCTCAAACTCTCCTGTATCCATCACCTTCACATGTGCAAAGCCGTGGTGGTGTTTATTGATAGGCATGTAGTCAGGATGCAACTCGCACAGGCATGCCACACTCCAGCACGTTGTCAACTTGCCATTGATGTTTGGCTCACTGTGTTCAGATGCCTGGTGATGGTGACCGCACAGCGCATTGTCTTTTGCACGCAGGAATAAACCACGAGCGATGTTCACAGGACTAAACACAGACTGTCCGAGTTCATGCCCGTGAAGTATTGTAAGATTCCCGGCACGGATTATTTGTTTATCGGGAATGAATGTGATGTTTAACTCATCGAGCTTCATCAAACTCTCAAAACTAAATTCATTCATGCCTAAAAGGTCGGGTGCATTGCGCATGATATAGTGGTCATAGCGCACATCGTGATTCCCGCACTTGTAATAGATCGCTGCATTTGGAAATAACTGCCTTAAAGTTGTAAGGAATTGGCGTGTCATCAATACCTCATGTCCGAAGTTTCTTTTGCGCGGGTCTTTTTCAAAACGACTGATAGCATAGAAGTCTATGATGTCACCGTTTAGCAGTATGGTGTTTACCTCATTCTCAAGCCCATATTTCAACGCAAGAGTGAGCGCAGGTATGTTGTGGTATGGGACGTGTATATCACCGATTAAAAGGATGTTGTTGTGGTTTATCGGTAGCTTGTATGGCTGATAGTTTGACTCCTGCGATGGGGGCAGGTCTAGCGGGTTGTGCGCTTCAGGTTTCAACTCACTCAAGATGTCATTGAATTCACTAAGTGAATGCTTCAACTTGTCAAGATGGCCAGTAGGCTGCATCGTTTTCCTGACATCAGGAACATGGTCTTGCAACTTAGCAGCAGCAAACGAAACATTTTTCTCAGCACCGTAGTTATGGTTACGCCACGCTTGGTACATGCGGTGAAATGATTTGTACGCAAGTGGCACGGAGTATTCTTCCATTGCCATTCTCACTCTATCGCCTAGCGTGCCGCTACCGTTGTAGATTGATTCATAAACGGGGATGTATTTACTTGCCATATCTGATTGATTAGTGCTTTGCTTTGATGTAGCCAGTCAACTCAGCAAGCGCACTTGCTATGGTTGAGTTCTGCTGCTGTATCGCATCAATCTTCCCATCCAACTTGTTGATGCTTTCTTTCGTGTCATCTTTAATCTCATCGATGCGATGGTGTATCGCACTGATTTCTCTTTTGTGATGTGTGTCCATAGTGCGTACAGTAATGTTGAGTTTGTCCACGTTGCGCTTTAGTGCGTAGTAAAGTCCAGATAGTGATATCGCACCCGCTACGATAGTGAAAATGTCTTTCGGTTCGATGTTGATCATAAGATGACGAAGTAAACAGTTGAGATTGCTAGTGCGCTAAGGCCGATGATTAGCACGGTGTTGTGAAGTATTAGCTTGCGATTGCGTTTCTTTAAATCTTTAATCTGCATTTCTTTCTCCTGTGCTATTGCCTTTTCAATAGCTTGCTTGTTTTCGTAAATTGTTTTGAGTGTCTCGTAGCTGTTTGCCTGTATGCCTGTTATTTTGCTGTAATAATGCGTCTTTAACTTTTCTAATTGATACAATGAGTCAATCTCCATACTGGTGTCATACCAGTACATCATGCTATTGTAGTTTAGATTCATAAGTTGCAGCTCGTAGGTTGTAAGTCTTGGTGTAAAATCCAGACTTGAGGAGGCTGTCTGATTTTTGGAGCGTTGCGCGGAACTGCTTATCACTACCAGCAGCATCAGAACTAAGGATATTATATGTCTCATTGCGGTATATTTCATTGGTTATTTCTTGACGTTGAATAATGGTATCGCGCTGCATGGTCAAACTATCAATGCGTGAATACAAACAGTCTGCTTTTGCCGTGTTACTCTCAATCACTTTGTACAAACTGTCATTCATCTTGTACAATCTATCTACTGCCGGGTTAGTCTGCGGCCTTCCGCACCCTTTAAATAGTAGAATTATCACTGCACCTGTTGCTAATAGTCCAAGCGCGTAGATCAACATCGGATTTATTCTTGCCTTTTCCATCGAGTTATATGTATGCTTTTAGATAGTGGTCGAATCTTGTAGTATACGCCGTCACGTGTGCGCGAATCACGCATGCCTTGTTCGTTTGTATTGCCTTCAATAGTGCGCACTGAGTACTTGCCTATCTTATCTACGATGCCTGTGTGGCCTATGCTCTTATACCTGCCCTTTAAACTTGAATATGCCAGCGTCATCACTAACACATCTCCATCATTGAAAGACTTTAAGAACTTGCCGCCATCGAATATCACATCTTTGCGGTTATAGGCAGTGGGTGACCAACCTGTAATTGTGTTGAGTATTCCACACTCATTCAACATAGCATGCACGAAATACGCACACCATGCGTGGCCTTTTTTCCAGCCACTTTCAATCATAAGTGCAGTGAATTGTGGGCTGTTAAAGCCCATATTATTACCGCCTTTCTCCTTTACACCTACATAGCTTGCAGCAGTTACCCTTACGCAGTAACCGTCATCAGCAAGTGAAGTATATACAGGAAGGCAGCAAAGTAGGCAAAGTATAAGCCCACGTATAACACTATCTTTTGCCATGTGCTCAAATCAGTTAGTGCCTGCTGTTTGATTTGTGCTGAGTAGACCATGCGTTGGAGTGTGCGAAAATTGAAATACAGCCCCATGAATACGACAAAGTTTGCCACAACCATGACAAGTGCGGCAAGAACTATATACTGGATGTATTCGGTGCTAATAAGTGCATCGCCGAAGTAGGTATAACTACCATAGCCGGCAAGAAAGAAAAGCAAAAATGCAAGCGGTATCGACCACACCCCGTCATAGAGTTGCAGCAGATAGCGCAGGGACTTAGGCCGTGCGTTACCGTTTAGTTTTATCTTGCTCTTTGGGTGCATTGGCTCTAAGTTTTAGCGAAAGTTCACGCTCATACTTGCGCAAACGCTCGGTATATTCTTGCTTTAAGTTCTTCTTATCACTCATGGTATTCGATTGATGATGTTACGTGAGTAAGTCGGCCTGTACGATGTAGCCGTGTTGCCGCTGCTGAACTGGTAATTGAGTGTATTGGTGACATCAGTTCGCGGTGAGCGGTCAGGCCATTGCGCTGTTTGATATTCAGGAAACAGTGAAGCGTTAGCGCACAAGTAATCGACGAGCAGTGTGGTGTAATGCTCTGCATTTTGCCTTGCACGGTCAAGCATGTCCTTCATAACTGCATCCGATACAGGCACAGTGTCCTCAGATTGACGCTGCACCAGTGTGCCATTGTCCATGCGGTACATCAACTGTGGCATAAGTTCAAGCATCACCCACCATAACAAAGGTTTTTGAATGTAGTCCTCAAGCAATGTTTGATAGTTGCCACTAATCGTACCCGCTGCTACATCGGTCTTAATCTTGTTCATTAGATCAGTTCCCAAAAATGGAAGTAGCCACTTATCCTGCGCCAAATACACAGCAGGATAGATTAGATTAGGGTCAACACTACCGTTAACCGTTGTATACTTCTTAACGAAGTTCTCTGATATTAAAAGTACTTCTGCCATAGTTTTTATTATTGATTACCGTAGACGGGATTAGTTGGTAAAAAGCCATTGTAAGGCATGTCCTCAGGCAGCTTTGCAACGAGTGAATTATTGCGCACCTTATAGCCCATACGTTCAGCCATGCTCACAGCGATTCTCTTTGCATCAGGGTCATTAGGGTTAATCTTTGCGCCCTTTGCATCTACATACACACGCTTCTCCCAAAAGTGTTTGCAGTTGCCGCCGCCTTTGTAAAACCAAATATCATAAGTGTCAGCACCTTCAGGCCCCCATCCGGGATTGACTGCTACATTTTCCATCGACACAATATCTTCCTTGCGGTATAGCTTGCCCGCCTCCATCATCTTCTTGCAGAATGGGCGCATATTATCATGAGTAAAACTACCTGCGTAAACGTAACGAGTAATAAAGTACTTGCCATCGATAACAGCATCCTGCTCGCTTTTAGCAGCAGGGCGGGCAGCTCCTGTACGTACCGCAAACTCGTGTTGAATTTCATCATCCGCATTGAACGAATCAATTAGAATCCAATCTGCGTTCTCATCCTCACCAAGCGCAATAAGTGCATCGCCTACTGTGCTTTCATCAACTTTTTTTTTTAGCTGCGTACTTGCAACGACTTCGCTAGGCTGTAAAGAACCCGCTATAACATCGGCAAAGATTGCATCAACAGTGGCCGCTGGTAATGTTGGGAACGCTGCCCCCACAATAGCCTTAGCACTTGTCACAGGCACAGCACCCGCAGCAGATTGCATAACGATGTCAATGAGTGAACTAATCTGCGCACCATTCAACGCCGTAGCAGCGACATCAGTTGTCGAGCCTGTTGCATTCGCATCGGTAACAACTGATGCCTGTTCTGCTACAAGTGGTGTGTTTGGTACAATTTCAAATGATACTCCCGGCAACTGATTGCTAAGGAGTTCTTCAATGCTCTTGTTAATCTTTTCCTGATAGGGCTGAATGACTTGTTTATTGAATATCTCAAGCCCCGTATTCATTTCATCTTTGTTACTACCAAATCCTGACGTTTCGCGAATACCAAACAGAAGCGGTGTTGTTACACGGTGTGCTGTTATAATCTTCTGCTGTGCGGTAGTATCCATAAGTTGATACTGTTTGTCAGCATCATTCACGGGAAATGGTGTTATCTCAGTCTTGGGTTGATCACGTTCGTTGAAGAACATTACCACCTTGCCCGCATTGCGTGCGCCGCTCATCTTGTTCTCCCAGTCCATCATCATCTGCTGCTTCTGCTCAGGTGTTGCCTGACCATTGTAGAAGTTTATAATGGTTGAAGGGAAAAGACCGTTGCTAATTTGGTTGATGTGGAAGATGCTTATCTGCTTGTCGAGTTCGATGTAGTTAATCGCACTCCAGTAGTCAGGGCGTGGGTAGCTTTGTGAGCCTGTATAGGTGAAGCACCAATATATTTGACGAGGCTCTTCGTTACGTGTGAGGTAATTATATTTCGGAATGAACTCAGGTGTATTCTTTTTCTTGCGAGTGTTTGACCAATCGTAACTGTGATAGATTCCGATTTCGTTCTCGTCATCCTGATTCACAGCAATGCGGCATTCCTCAAATGGCAGTGCATTCAACTTGCTGATTACAGTGCGGTCATTTGACCAAATCACTTCGATAAAGAAACCGCCAAATAATTTCAAGTCATGCGCACACGCATACGTCAATTCATCAATCTTGAGTGCGTCAAGTTCAGCCTGATATTGCTCTGACTTAATACCCTTCCCGGCTATCATGTCACCGATTGCCACGATAAGCGAACCATGCACGGGCGATTCATGCGACAAGTCACGCAAGTACTGCGGAAAGTCGTTAGTTGCTCCGTAGTTAATCCAACCTTTGCGGTCAATCTTTTCAGCATCTGACTTAGCAACGTACTCGCTAAGTTTTAGTGATACAATATTTGATTCGTTATGGTTCATAGATTATATCATTTGGTATTATACTAGGTGGTACATCAAACCAAGTGGTATTGTCAGTCAAAACTACATAGCCGCGTTCAACAATGCCGACTACTGCGGCGTTTGTTGGGTTGATATTTACAGCTGAGTTTTGTCCGTACACTTCGTAGCGATACCTGCCCGCTAATGTAAGACCAACCGTAGTAACTGATAGCTGTGTAATACGCACATTTTCATTCACAATCGTTGCCACCTGCGCTAGCGAATCTCCTGCCGTGCTATTTTCCTCATGCGTTAGCACAATCAAGTAATGTGTAAAGGCTGTTGCATAGTACTGCCGAGCCTCATCTAGTGATAGATATATAGTCTGATTCGCTGTATTTACTGGGAGATATATCATATCGTCTATATTGAAAGGGGGCAGCTATTACACCACCCCCTTCTTAATCAATGAAAAACACAAAAACAATCAGCAAGCACGATTAGTAAGCGGGGCTTACTGTAATTCCTGCGAAGTTGTCGAATGGCACAGTGGTGAATGGCTCAAGGTGTACCGCTGGTGCAAGTTCTTCTGCAACCAATGTAACCTGATAACCCATAAGGTCAGCCTTTTGAGCACCTGATTGAACGGTACCAGCAGTCAGCTGTGCTCCTTCACCTGCACCCACCAACAAGATTTGGTCATCGTTAGTGCGTACAAATACAATCATCTTTGCTTTTGCAACGTTCAAGAATTCGTTGCGCATGTCTTGGTTCAACTTACCGAAAGTCCATCCCACTTCCTGTGAGAAAAACAATGTGCCCGTCTCAAGATTCTTGTTGACAGTTTCAACGTAAGAACCTGAGTTACGGAATGGCACATAACGGTAGATAGTTGCAGTAGGCAACGCGTCAACTTCGCCATCAGTACCACCGTAAGCGATACCTGTTTCAAAGTCTTCGTAGTTAGCAATCAATACTTCTTTGACACCTCCGATACCTTCAAGGCATCCGAGTGTAAAACCTGTTGTTAATTCACAAGCCATGGTATATAGTTTTAAAAGGGGGCTGTTACACCCCCTCTGTTATTAAAGATTATGCTCCCCAGTAGGTGATGTCTTCACCAACTGCAATCTGCGCACCGAGGTAGAAACGCGCACCGTAGCGAACGTTCTGCGATCCATCCAAGTTCTGCATGTCCAAGATGAACACTTCGTTCATTTGGTTCTCCTGCCAAGTACCGAGCATCAAGTTGCTAGGTTGAGCGAAGATGATGTTGTTTGCAGTCATACCCGGGCAAACGTAGATTTCGTACATACCTACGAAGCGACGGCTAACCTCAGGACCACCTGTCAAGTACCAACCGTTACCCGCAGCGATTTGCGCTTGCATGTAAGATTCCCATGCAGCCTGTCCCATGTAGATAGCTGGCTTTTCAGCAGCACCTTTAACAGCAGCAGGGGCAGTGTTGATTACGTCCCAAATGGTAGCGATGATGTTAGTGTCATTAAGTGCACCTGAACCCGCAGATACAGCACCTGAACCACCTGCCTTAATCAATGTTTCAAATCCGTCGTACTGACCAGCAGTAGCGTTAACACCTGACCACATGATTGTTTCGTTGGCAGCAGCGATACCACCTACCAAACGACCGATGATAGCGTCTTGGATTTGTGTGTTTACACGTCCGCTCATTACGTCAGCAGTAGTCCAGTCAATGAAAAAATCCTTTTTACAGATTTGACGTTGAACTTGGAACTCTTCCAAAGTCAAGATGCGCTCAGTCAAAGTGATAGTACCTGTAGGGGTAAAGTCACAAGTGCCAGCGGCAAAAGTTACAGTGTCATCAATTTTACGTACTACTGATTTGTAAGGTACGTTAGGCTTCATTGTCACGTACTGAGTAGATACGTTAGATAGCAGAGCCTTTGCTACTATCTCACCTGCCAGCTCGCCGGCATAGGTTGTAGTTAAACTAGTTGTAGTTGGCATATTAATTTACTTTTTTTTATTCTTGATTATTTGCTTTGTTTGTTACGGATATTCTCCATGAAGTCAGCGAAGGAGTTACCATTCGATGCTACAACTGGAGCCGCATTCTTTTTAAATTCTTGAGACTTAACGCTAGGAACGGCAGGGGCTTTTTTAACTGAGGCAAGCTCAGCCTTAACAGCGTCCGTATCTTTCTTAGCAGATTCAACAGCGGCAGCAAGCTCAGTCTTTTCAACTTCAAGTGCTGCGATGCGCTCAGACAGTTGACCGATTACGGCAACGAGATCCTCGCTGCTCATTTCAGTTGACTGTTCTTCGCGTTCGATTTCAGAAATGATACCGTCCGTGGCTACGTAAACTTTCGTTACGCCATCCTCAAGGATGTATTCGCCCGCAGGAACTGGTACAGGATTGCCTTTGGCATCTTGCGTGTAGATGTCAACGCCAACTGTCCACTCATCCGCAGTTGAGTAGATTTTGGTGCCGTCAGCAAGTGTGCCTTCTACGGCAAACTTTACCTCCGTTGCAGTCGCTTCGGCTGCGTCAGCTGATTCATCTTCAAACTTGATACCGAGTGCAGATGGTTCAATGTTGTATTTTGCAAATACAGCTTTGATTTGATTTTTGATATCTGACATTTTGGTAATTTTGGTATTGTAGCAAAACCGCCGTTTTGTTGCATGGGGAATTGTGGCTACATTAGCCGTATAAAATCAAAATAATGAAAGCACAACCACAGACAAAAGACATGCGCATCAGTGCGCGAGTGACCGAAAAAGAATTTAAAGCAATCACAAAGGCAGCGAAGCAATCAAAAACAACGGTTGCAGAATACATCAGGTTGTCAATTCTAGGTTAATCAGTGACAAACACAAAAGAAAAAAGGGAGGCTCGTTTGCCCCCCTTTTTTTTGCTTAACCCTAAACGATGTTTATCACTAAACCAAAACTCATCCGTAGATGAGCGGCTAATATAATCACATTGCCTGAACTATCGTAGTGACTACGTCATTCGCGGGATTATTGTCAGGCTGTCCGTTCACACTTACCACGCTAACTTTGAATGTTGCAGGAAACTTTGTGTTTACAGTCGGATACATCACGTTGCCTGACCCGTTACTTTGTCCCGGATTCAATGTTACAGGTCTATCCCAAAATCCAGTGCGTCCGTCAAACTCCCATTTTAATTTGTAGCTAGTCACTGTTGCAGCACCACGATTTGTTATGCGTGTACCTATGCGCACACGGTCAGGTGCTAGCCAAGTGTAACCTGTTGAATTCAATTCTAAGTCATAATTACCCACAGGCACAGGAGCGATTACGTTAATAGACGTAGTTGCCATGTTATCGCTTTCATTGCTTTCATTTACCGAACCTGCAACATCAATGTATAGGTTGAATTTACCTATTCCCGTCACGTTGTTAGGCACTACGTATGGGAGCGTACCTGTAAACAACAGTTGGCCTTTTAAGATGGTCACATTGCCAGTGTAGAATGTTGACTTAGATCCATCAGGGCGGATGAACTCCAGCGCAATGTTTGTGACTGTGTCAGCATCACGCACTTTGTCAAGTTGCACCGTGTAAGATACTGTTACCTGCGCCCCCTGGTTAGCAGATGCGGGTGAACTTACTGTGCCGTATAGGTTGCTAAGTTCAGATGGTGGTGGTGGTGGTGGTAGCTCGCCGCTTTGAGCCTTCACGATTGCAGAATACAAGTCAACAACACCGTAACCGAGTTCTAATGACTTACCATTTGCATCATAAACATACCCGCCACTCTTTAACGCAGTAGTAGCGATGATGTCGGTCACTTGCTTTTCGGTTAGTGTAGGATTAGCAAGTATAATAGCAGCAGCACAACCAGCCATAACAGGACAAGCAGCAGATGTTCCGCTGAAATTCGTATAGTTTGAATCAGCCTTGTAGCCATTTGCGCCCATGCGGTCTGTTGTTGGTGTAGCCACACCCGGAGCAGCAGCAAAAAGTTTGGTACCATAGTTAGAGAATCCTGCGCGTGTGTTGTTTTGAGCAGATGCACCAACGGCATGCACCATCGGCAATCCTGCGGGGTTAATGTTTACGGTCGATGAGTAGTTGTTGCCACTAGATGCAAAGACACAAATACCTTTTCCACCACGACCAGTGTTCTTAGCCGCGGTGAGTGCGTTTGCAAACATGGTATATGTGTTGCCACCGCCCCAACTCATGGAAATTGCAAGGCAGTTAGGGTTAGCGATTGCCTTGTTGACTGCGCGTGTTACGATTGTGTCCGATGTAAAGAAACCACCGCCGCTGTTTGAGTTCATTGCTATGTGCAAAAACTGCACTTTGAGTTTGTTGTTACCAATCGAACTCACTCCGATGTCATTGCTGGTCTTAGCGCAAATCAATCCGCTACATGGTGTGCCGTGATTCTCATATGGGCTAATGGGTCGCACATCTGCTGTGTCATATGCACAGTTCCATGACAGGTCACTTATAGTGCCTACCAAATCCTCGTGATCAACTTCACACGCTACGTCCAAAACAGCCACTTCACCGTATGCATTTGCGGGAATAAGTGACCATGCCTCGGTAGCACGGAAGTTTTGAAGATGCCACTGTGCAGGGATTGACAATTCAGCATTAGCCTCGAATGGTTGGATATAATCAGGCTCAACACTAATGAATAACTTAGTGCGCATGAGCGACTCATAGAACTCATCAAAGCTAGCGAATGCAGGCACTTCTACAAACAGTGTGTTGGTTGCCTCAAACACTTCCTTAATCTCTACCTGCTTTAGTTCTAAGAACTCAACGGCAGATTTCAGATTGCTAGTGATGCAGATTGCAAGACCGCTAGATATTTTATCTAGTGATCTATCAACCTCGTTCACCTGCAACACCTTTGCCGCATCGGGCACAACGTGTTTATCATCTTCAAAGACTACAATGCCGAACGGTTCAAAGACCGAGAGCACATTGCTTTTTGTTTTGTTTTTGTCAAAGGATTTCTTGTCCTTGAACTTTACCGCGTTTATTTTCATTTGGATGGATTTACAGTGCTTAATAGTTGGTCAATCTCTAGCAGCAATTCAGCCTCGTAGTTCTTAACGCCGCTCATCGCTACACCAACTTCGTTGAAAAAGCCTTCAATGCTATACCCTTTTACCTTACCCTCTTTTACATCTTGCCACACGCTGTCATCATCGACATGCGTACCGATGAACCATGTGCCGTCTGGTAGTTCAGATAGTCCAAGTTGCATAGACTTATCCTGCTTGCCTTCCTTAATCCATGACTCAACAACCGTCACACCCGTCACAGGTATTTCGTGTTGCAAGTTGGTTGTGTGTTGCAGATTCTTTTTAAAGAACTGATGCGCGATGGCTTGCACGGTGGCCTTTTCAAAGTACACGTAGTATGGCTCACCATTTTCATCATAGCGCAATATCTCTTTATCCGGGATGAGGGCAGCACCGTATAGCATACGGCGTTCGTCATTCAATGCGCTCAGCTGCATCTTTGATAGTGCAATCCAATTCTCTTCAATAGCAGGGCTATCTACTAAGCCCATCGCTGTAATACCCAAACGGCCTTCCTCATCTATCACACACTTAACTACTTTTCTTTTTTCCATTTTGTTTTTGTTTTAAAGGTTATCCTAAACGTGCAAGGTCTTGCACTTTCTCTCTTACTTCAACTTGCGAAGCTACATCACCCGCAAGAACAAATGCGCGTGGCGTTAATTGTTCTGGTCTATCTTGGATGAACTGCGCCGCAAGTGGGTTGAACTGTGCTGGCTGTGATTCACCGCCGCCGCCGCCGCCCGTTGATGGTGGTGGTGTGCTTGTCGATGGTGGCGTGCCACTACTTTGGAACTGTTGCGATGCAATGTTCTTTACGTTGACAAGACCAGCAGCCACAGCAAGTGCTGCCTGAATGTATGGTTGTGCCGGGAATAATATGGTAGCAGGATTGATTGCAGCGTTTGCAAAGATACCCTGTGCGCCTTTGTAGGTGTCAACGGTTGCCTGTGCAATGCTTGCCGCCTTCTGAATCTTGAACGCTTTTTTAGCGCGTGCCTCATCACCTTTACCGAATGCCGTAGCAAGGTTGGAAATGGCTCCGAGTGACTGTGATGCTAATGCAAGTTTTGCATCTTGCACAGCCTGTGCATCTGCTAACTCCTTTTGTGCTGCACGTTGTTGTATCGCATCTACATCGGCAGCATTCTGTGCCGCAATTGCTTTGAGTTGATCAGCATTGCCTTTTGCGCCATCACGCAGCTTCATAGCTTTCAGGTCAGCAAGTGCAATCTCTTTATCTACCCCCTCCTCCATCAACATAATCTGCGCTTCCTGTGAATCACGCAACGCCTTTAATTCAGCATCGTAGTTTGTGAGTTCAGTCTTAGTAGACTCAACAGGCTTAGCCGCATCCTTGCGTATTTGCTCCGTAATCTTTGCGGATTCTTCTGCAGTCTTGCGACGTGTAGCTAGTATTTGTTCCGATAACTTTTTCTCATTGGCTAATTCCTCATCTCTTTGCTTTTGTCTTTCATCCGCACCTTTTTTATTTATTTCGTTAATCGACAACTGAAATCCAGCCTGTGCATTCTCTAAGTCTTTAAGTGTTTTTTCAGCAGCCTTTAAAGCATCATCACCCTCTTTTGCTACTTCCGTTGGATTAAATACCAATTCCGCTACCGATGTAGTGAACTTGTCACGCAGATTACCAAACTTTGCAAAAGTTTCATTGCTAATTAAACCAAGCGAGTTAAGTTTTTCAGTTAATAAATCAACACCCGCAAGCAGTGCTGTAATCGGTAAGCTAACAAAGTTTAATAGTCCTTTGAGAATATCGCGATTCCTTTCGGCTGCTTGAATCTGTGCATCTCTTTGTATGCGTAGCGTCTCAATCACTGCCTTTTGGTCAAGTATAGCCTGTTGAGCTTGCGCTATCTTGGTCTGCAATATTTCCTTTTCAGTCTTTCCTGCTAATCGCAAGATGTTTTCTTGCTGGCCTATTGCATCTAGTTGTTCTTTAGACTTAGCCGCACTTTCTGTTTGTGCATTTAAGCGTTCAGTTTCAGCATCGGTTACACCGTCAATCAAACTCAACAACTCATCCGCATACACAATAGCAGCGGCAATGGCTGCACCGATAAGGAATATTGGGTTAGTCAATAGTGCCTTACCAACGGATGCAAATGCGCTACCTATACTGCTTATGCCTTTTGCAATATCACCCGGCTTAACCTGCCCGATGTTTGCCGCTAACTGTTTTGCACCCTCAGCCGCACCTTCAAAATCTAGATTAGATATACGTGAGGTCACTAATCCTAGTGATCCACCAACGCGCTCAAATGCACCACCCGCCTGTGTACCTACCGCTTCGGCTGCATCACTTATTTTGTCTTTAAGTTCACCCGCTGCTGCCGCAAGTTCACGGTACTTTTCGCTGTCAGGTTCAGTAGCCGCAAGCTGTGCCTGTAATTCACGCAGCTGTGCCTTGAGTGATTTGGACGATGTAGAAACTTCATTCTCAGCCGCCGCAACATTGTCAAAGGACTGTGCAGTGTTATTCACCGCCGTCGATGTGGCGTTGATTTGCGTGTTCAGTTCCTTCAGGTTCTGCTCACTTTCAGTGGTGTCAATTACAAACTTTTTAACGATAGTATCAGCCATGTTTAAAATAGGTTATATATAGCGATTGCAATTAGTGACAGGATGAATAAACGCCAAGACCACAGCGTGACCTTCCATAGCATACGCTGCCACGGCTTTAACGCCTTGTTGTGTTTGGTGTGTGGATTCACTCCTGCCTTGATGTAGTTGATGCTGTGTTTGATTTGTGTGCTCATCGTACTGCTGTGTATTGTAGTGCTAATGTTGTTTTAAATGTGCGTGGAAAGCCCGAACCACTTACGGTAATATCAAATCTATGCTGTGTTGAGTCTGACGATGTGTCGATGGTCGGAGAAAATGTTATACCGCCACCAAACAAGTTTTCTTCGCTAATCAATAAAGGGCTACTCGCTACACTAACACCTGTGGTTTTCCATAACGTAGCGTGAAATAAGCCTGTATAGTTTTCACCTGATACAGGATTAAAAATTGTGATGTGCATAAGTGCCACCCAATAACTTTCATCAGGAATCACAAGAAAGTTGTTTGCTATATTCTCGATTGGTGGTGTGATTATTTGCCCCGATAATGTCAATGTGATTTCATCACCATGCATGATTACACCATGTTGCGTTGAGCCTTCTGGTTGCGTGCGGTCATCTCCCTTCCATCCACCACCCAAGTGAAAACCACTAGAACTGATTAAGACGTTTTTACCCACCATGCTATTGCCCCTTACTTCTGCATCAAGTTTGAGGGTGTCACCAACGGCTAATGTGTTGTTGTTACCACCGATGATGTCGATGCCAGCACCCGAAACAGTCCTGCCTGAATTACCGTTGTTCTGCTGTAAAACAACATTGCGTGGTGTAGGCGCAGTGGTTGTACCTATGATGCCGTTGGTTGGTCTATCACCGCCCTGATTAAACGCATAGCACTCAGCCTCACTCTCACTCCATGAATAGCCGTAACGCACACAACAACTTTGTGTTGATGCTACGGGGTCACCATTGCCATCTACAAAGTTTACAATACCATTTGTGCTAATTGTGCCGGGAGTAGATGAACAGTCAGCCTCCGTGCGCAGGTACTTCATGAGCTTCACACGTGTCGACTCAAAATTGCCCACCTTGTAATCCGTTACCTCAAGTATGCGCCACTGCGCGTTGTTTACAAAGATGATGTCATTGAACTTGAATGTGAGGATGTCGGATAAGTCAAGCGCGAAATACGCCTCCATGATTCTTGCATCGGGCGAGTAGAGTTCATTCATCGCATTGCGCCAATACAAGTTGAACAGGTTGTTGTACGGGTTAGCATTAATCTGCGACGGTGGTACTTCAGGTGCCCAGTTCAAATCAAAGTCATCAAGTGAAGGGAATGGATCACTGTAATGTGATAGGGTAGGCACCGCATAACCGACAGCCGCCTCAACTCCTGCGCTGTCATCATACATCTGTATAAAGATAGCGCCGATGTTATATCCACAGCGCGGCCCCGGCACAATGAACTCATTTTTATCATTAAGGAATTGTGGCACGGCTACATCAGTTCCGGGAATAAGTCCGCACGGCATACTGCGCGTAATGAGTTGCACGCTGTTATCTCCAGTGGTGAAGCTGCTAGGTGTAGTATCAGGGTTAACAGTATAACCTTCCGCTTTGTAATCACCATAGATTCGCCCGTTGTCTTTGTAGAACTTAGACAAGTAATCTTCACCCGCCGTATAGGTGAATGTGGTCTTGTTCTTTTGTAATTCAACCGTGCTATAAATGGTGATGTCTTTGCTGATGTCTAGCTTCGCATTCCAGTCTTTATCATCACCACTGCCGATGTAGCTATTGTATGGCACAATGCTAATCTTCTTTGGATTGATACGGTCAGGCACAATAGCACAGTTGTGCATCTTAATAACATCACTCAAGAAATCAATCTGCCGCATGTCAGGTGCGTTCAGATTGTAAATGAATGTTGATCCATAATTAAAGCGTGTACCGATGAGTTCAATCAATGAATTACCCAAGTCACCACTGCCAGCGTTTATTGTGCATGTTGCTGCAAATCCTGTTGCAGATTCCCATCTAAATGCAAATTCTACTGTATCACCCGCAAGTAAGTTTACGCCATAGTTAAAATCTATAAAAAGCAAATTACGAATAAACCAAGAATCAAGGAATTGTGGCGTACCGCCATTGATTACAATGAATACTTGAAAGTTATTAAATGCAGTCGTAGATATTGTGCCTGTAATTGATACTGATAATGAAATATGAAATGTAAACAATCCGCCCCCCGGTGCTGTATATA